GCCAAATCGTGATTTCTAAAATTCTCTAATATTTTAGTGATTTTATTGTGATCGTCAAAAGCTAAAAGCAATTTTCCTTCAGCCTTTTTTTGCTCTATTGCAAACGCCTCTTTTCCAGCCTTTGTACGCCTATCTATTTTAGGCATAACGTGATAATCTTTATAGTACAATTCAGGCTCTAGCATAGCGCAATGAACCGCAGAACCTAAAGCCATTGCAGAAGATTCAAAAGGTTTTTGATTTAAAAAATGGTAAACTGATTTTTTGTAAATCGTTTTTAAGCCTGATGCACTTATTCCAGGCGATGAATGATAAACTTCGTTAGTGTCAAATTTTGTTTTCATTTTTGTTTGTTTTAGTTAGTCCATTGTTTAGCTATTGCTTCTGCCATTCCTTTAAATGTTTTACTTCTTAAAGTCCTTCTTTCTTCTGTTGTTTTAGCGTTTTTTAAAGCATCAAAATACCATTTAGCTTGCTTTTTCTTCACTCCTTTTTTAGATATAAACTCAACAAATTCCCCTTTTTCAACTATATCTGTTGGTTCTAATAATGGTAAATTCTTTAGCCATAAGCAAGTACTTTTTTGTGCTTTATCTCCAAACATCCAAGGTTGTACTATTTGGTCTGGTTTTCTAATTTGGCTACTTATTACGCTAATAGGATTTTCAATAGCAATTTTTTCGATTGGCGCATCCATTAATTTCTGAACAAAATTCAAAGCTTCGTTTTGGTTTTTAAGCCTTTCTTGGTTTACGCTACCATCTTTATTATACATCCATCTTGCACCACTTACTGCTAAAAATGTACAAGGTGGGTGCGCTATCATCATATCCCAACCCTTATCTATAACTTTAAAAACATCTTGTTGATAATGCCAATCAGGATAACCACCACTACAAGGCAATAAATCACAACTAAATGCTTCGTGTCCTAATTTTCTTAATTCTTTTGTTATCGCTTGACTTTCTTCACAAGCTACTAATATCTTCATTTTTGTTTCTTTTAGTTTGTTTTTTCTGTTTCGCCAAGCAAATAATTATTCTGTTGCCTTACTGTTTCGTTTAATTTTTCCAACTCCTTTTCCAAGGCTTGAATACGATACTCTAAAAATTTAATTTGTTCTTGCATAATGTTTTAATTTATATGTTTTTCCAAAAGTAAAAAAATATTTTCAATTTACAAAAACAATTTAAAAAAAAATGCGATTTCTATATTGAAACCGCACTTAAAACATAATTATATTTTACTTAAAATGGCAAATCTGAAGGCGTAGCCTCTTCAACTTGTTTTTTTTCAGCGTCAGGCTTCCAAGTATTAACCGATACTGAAACGTCTTTTCCGTAATTGTCAGCTTGCTTTTTGTCGTTTACATTTAGTTTAATGTATTTTTTACCATTGTATTCAAAAATATGTTCCGCTGGTAAATCACTTAAATTTAAAGTGATTGCTCTAAAATCTCCGTATTGCGTGCTTACTTTTTTTCCGCTACCGCAATAAATTGTTTCTTTTTTCTCTGTACTCATTTTTACTTAATTTAAATTAAACTTACTATTTATTTTTTGTCTATATTCTTTTTTCATTCTAAAGTTTTTTATAACCTTTTCCGCTTGTTCTTTTGTAGCTTTTAACGTTGCATTTAGTTGCGCCTCTGTTAGCCATTTACGTTGATCATCTTGCGTTGTTTGATTTTTTACTGCATTTTGCACCTCTTCAGCTGAAGCTATTGAAGTGTCAATTCCAATTCCTAAATAACCCAACGCCCTACCTAAAGCCGAAGTAAACCCATTCTCTAAAAAAGATGTTTTATTTATATAGCTAGAATCTCTATATTCTTGAGCGTGTGCTGAAACTACAATATCGCCATCAGCATCTAATATTTCAACTTTAAAAATACCTTCTTTGTCGTCTAAAGAAACAATTGATTCAACTATTCCCCAGTTTGTAAATACTTCTTCTTTTCTAAAGTATATTAAACGTTCGTTTACTGTAATGTATTCTTTTCCTTTAATGTTTATTGTTTTCATTTTTGTTTGTTTTTAAATACTTAAATTTTCTGAAATTTTTGGCAATTCAAAATGATTTTCCTGAAGGATCATAATCTCGCCTAGTGTAAAGTTTTTAGGATTTTGTAACCTTGCTTTTAGAGTTGGCATTGTGCAATCTAAAATTTTACAAACGTCATAGCGTCTTAAATTTAGGCGTTTCATTTCCGCCTTAAATAGTTGTTCAAACATATATTTTCCGTTTTTATTTATAGCAAAATTAAAAATAAATTTTCAAATAAAAAAATTTTTTTCAATAAAAAACCGCCAAAGTGTAATAAATACAAATCAGCGGCTGACAAACAAAAAAGAAAAAAAGTATTCTGTTATCCTATTATTCTAAAGTTTACGTCCAAATCTGTATCGTCATTTGGCAAGTGAGTTGTTACATTGTATTTATTTGATTTAACGCCAAAACTCATTTCATCAATTATAGTACTTTGTTCGTCTTGTAAAACGTCCTTCCAGTCAAACCAAATTCGGTTATGCATTGACAAAGGCGTAGGATTTAACGACCTAAAAGAACCTGTATATCTTGTTACATAACTTCGATAGTCATTCATAATATTTTGACTAATTAAGTTGCTTAAAAACCCTAAAGTGTCTGTTGTGCCACTTATATAATTTCTGTCCCTAGTTCGTAGCCAACGACTGTCATTTGCTGGTTTTTTAAATGGATAATAAATTGATTCAAACTTTTTAACTGTTGAATAACCATTTGATCCGCTTGCTCTTTGTGTTCTAATTTTTAAATCTTTTGACAATTCTAAACTTTCAGGATTTGTTGTATAAAATACAGAACGTTCTTGGTAAATCCCAACATTGTCAAAATACGTTGTATTGTAATCTGAATCAGTTGTTGTTGTGTTATAAATGTAAAATCTTATTTCTCTAAATTCAGTATCAGAACCAAAACCATTTTCTGAAGGCGATTTTAAATTTTGATTAAAATCAACCCAGGAATTAACCTCATTTGAACTTATTGAATTTATTTGTTGTGCGGTTTGCCATTCTTTATTGTCACTATTCCAGTACAAACTAATTGGCCCAGGCCCTGATCCTATTCGTGATGAAATTATTTGAAATCTTACTCGATAATCCGCTTTGTCATCAGCATCAACAAAATATGAAAATCCAAATTTTCCATCTTCTAAAACTAAATTTTGAACACCATCAGTTCGAGTTGTTTCTATACAAATTAAATCGCCACTAGTTGCAGCATCTAAATAAATAGATTTTGCGCCTTGTTTAGTATTTACGTCTGTACTTAAAATTGCTCTGCTTAAAGTAACATTCCAGCCGTTTAAACCATATTCAAAACCAGCGTTTGAATTAAAGTAAGTTCGATCTAATTGCGTTGTTGTAAACTCCCTAGTAACACTTTCTAAAGGTTGTAAATATTCACGTGATAAATTATTGCTGATTGGAACTAAAACTTTAGGTGCAACTCTTAAAGTTGAAACGTTTTCGTTACCTTGCGAAACTCCTAAATAATTATATTTTTCAGCTTCTAAAAATTCAGTATCGCCTCCTTTTAACTTTAAATTTATTAATTCTCTTATATTATCAGGCGGCGTTCCAGCAATGTTTAACGCTCTAATTTCGTCTTTTACTCTTACATCAAAAATATTTGAATTTTCTACAATAAACCACTTACCTAATGATTGGTAAATTCTCATATTGTACGTTTTCAATAAAAACTCTAGTTGCTCTTTTGCCGTAAATAAATCTAAATTGTCAGTTAGTTCAAATTTATAGTTTGGTATTGTTTTTTGACCTGGAAATTTAGTATAAACATTTACAGGCGGAATACTTAAAGTACTCGTTCTTTGTGTTAAATCATTTATATAATAAACGTCTAAATCTAAATCTAAGTTGTCTAAAATTAATTTTATACGTTCGTAATCATATATGGCAGCAGCTTCATCTACATCGTCATTTGCTGATAAAGGCGCATCATAATCAGATAAAGAACCTAAACCATCAAAAGCGTTAAAACTAACCTTATAAGGCGTTGAAACCATTTGCTCTTTAAAACGATCAACTACTAACCAACCCACCCAGTAAGTTTCCCAAACATTTACACGATTAACATTTATATTTTTGTAAATGCAATTTAAAGACTCAACTTTTGGAGAATATTCATCGTCAGATAAAACTCTATTTTCGTAAAAAGTAGCGTCATCATAAAATTGGCCTAAAAATTCATCAATACATTCTAAAGATTCATAAAAACCGCTATCCTCTGTAATTCTGTCGGCATAGGCTTGCGAAATGCTTTTTGAAAATGAAACTTTTACTTTATATTCTCGTTCGTCAAATTTATAAAAGTCGTCATATTGTACGGTATCCGTTACCATTAAATTAAGCTGGCATCTTGAGCCTATAATCGGACTGTAAAAATCATTTTTAGAGTTCCATTTTATAACAACTGGCTCTTCAGTTCCTACCATTGGCAAAACGTCCCCAGTATAATCTTTTTTTAATATTTCAACTTTTTTTCCATACCCTAAAACATCGGAAAATTCTAATCTATATTTAACGCCGTATGCCATTTTTTATTTTTAAAATATTCTTTCAGCCGTTTCGTTTGCTCTTTCTATTGCAATAAGTAAATCTTGACCGTCTAATCTAATTTGTCCGCCAACTGTTATGTTTTGCGAACCTCCAGTATTGCCTATAATATTTTGTAATTTATTTAACGGCGCTATAACTTCAGGATTTGATCTTGCGCCTGGATATTCCCCTACAAGTCCCATTGTTGGCCCTGAAACAATACCTCCATTTGCAAAGGCAGTTGCACCACCTCCGCCTGAACCTATTTTTCCAGCTTGTGATTTTGCAAAAGAACCTAATGCTACTAATGCAATACCAGCAGCAATTGCAACGGCTGGATTTAAAGATTGTAATGCTTTTTTAATTGCTTCAACACCAATTCCAATTGAAATTGACAATTTACCTAATTGAACCGCCATATTTCCAACAGTTGTTAAAACTATCTTTGATAATTTTTGCGTTAAATTTCCGCCTTCAGAAAGTGCTTTTCCTAAAGCTTGTCCAATTCCAACTGCCAAGTCATTCAATCCGCCTGTAACAATTTGATTTAAACCAGCGTTAAAGTCCATAGCATTTTGCATTGCGATTGCTCTTTGCTCTAAAAGAACTTGTTCCTGTTCTGTCATTCTTTGCGGAATCAATTCTGTATCCGCTTGAATCATATCTGAAACAGGCGTAATTGATAAACCTGAACCAACTGTTTCGGCCATTGGTCGCTGACCTCCGCCACCAGATCCAGTTCCGCCACTTGTTGAAGTCGTTCCGCTTGTACTTTGAACTGAAACGGGTATTTTTATAGGCGCAATTTGTTTATTTTTAATAGATTCGTTAAAATTATCTACAACGCTAGTTCCTAAATTAGAAGCGTCTGTTTTTATTTTGTCAAATGCTTGCGCAAAGTTGTTTTTTAAACCAGTAGTTAAATTTGTAAATCCGCTTTTTATTTTTTCTTTATCAAAAGTAAAAATACCCATTATTAAATCGCCAATTGCTCCAAATATTGTTTTAAAGTTTTTAGCAAATAATTTTATAATTGTGCCTAATGTTTTAAAAACAAATTTTCCAACATTTAAGAATGATTTAAAAGTTTTCATTATCAAATCAACAGAAACCTGTATAAATGTAGATTTATTGTATAACTCTATAAAATAGTTTGCAACATCTACTAATATTTTTTTTATTGGCGTCCAATATGTAGCAATAGCAATTCCAATCGCAGCAATAGCAGCAACTGCAATTCCAATTGGCCCAGTCATTATTGTAAATGCTGCTCCGATAGCTGGCGCCATAGTTAATAACGTTCCTAAACCTAATAAAATTGGCCCTATAGCCGCAGCAACTCCAGCAAAAATTAATATTACTTTTTTTGTAGTTGGACTTAATTCTGAAAATTTTTGAATTAAATTATTTGCAAAAGAAACTAATTTAGTAAATGTTGGCAAAATAAGTTGTCCAAATTTTGCTGCTAATTGTTTCATAGATTCCTGAAAAATTCGCATTTGGTTTGCAGCGCCTCCACTTGTACGGCTAAAATCGCCTTGAGCGTTTGTAGTTGATTCCATTATAAACCTATAACGTAAAGCAACCTTTTCGGCTTGAGTCATTGTCTTAATATTGGCTTGCATCCCTTTTTCCATTGCAAAACTTTTAAGGTTTGCTTCAGTCATTACGATACCTAATCTTTTTAAAGATTCAGTTTCGCCAGTAAAAACTCCAGCTAATGCAGTAGTCGCTTGCTCTATTCCAATATTTTTAAAAGATGCTAAATCACCAGCCAAACCAACTAAAGACGTACTCATATTCGCAGCAGATCCTTGAGTTAAACCCATTGAAGTTGCCATATCCCCAAATAAAGCCGCCATATCTAAAGCACTCCCTTCAGCAATACCAAATTCTTTTAAAGTAGTTTTTGCAAAATCTTTAACCTCTTTTTTTGAGTTTCCAAATGCAACATCAACTTTATTCATTGATTCCTCAAAATCACTTGCAAATTTAATTGCAGCACCCCCAGCAACTGTTAATGGCAACGTTAATTTTGTTGATAAAGATTTACCAACTCCTTTCATTTTTGAGCCAAACGATGCAAGTTTTGAACTCGCAGAAGTCAAAGCATTATTCAGCTTTGAACTATCCCCTGTTAAATTTACTTTTAATTCCTGTTGCGCCATAATTAATCAAATGTAGTTAGACAAAAATACAAAAAAAAAGACGCTTTTATTTAAACGTCTTTTTATGCATCATTGCGTTATATTTATCCAAAAATGCTTTCATTTCTTTTGGACTAGATTTTGGCTCTGAACGCTTCTTTTTTCTCGCATTATCAACTGGCAAAGAAAACAATTGCTCAGGTTTCAACATTTGCGATTTCTTTTGACAATTTACATTGTGTAACATCGTTGCAATGTATCTTGTTTGTTCCCAGTTTAAATTAACGTTGTTGTGATATGCTTCAGCTATTAAACCGTTTTCTCTCCAGGTTTGCCGCCAAAAATTATCAGGCGATATTCCTATCATTCCCAAATAATAATCGGTTAATTTATCAAAGTTTACTTCCTCTTTGACGGCTGGGCCTTTGCGTTTTTTGGTTCGCCACCATTTAAAGAGTTCCCTAAAATTTTAGATTGTAGCATTGTTTCAACAATTTGATTAATTGTTTCTGCATCTATATCGTCCAACCAAGTACCAACTGAATATAAATTATAATCTACTTCGTTGTTGTTTTCTAAGTCGTTAGCCAATACCGCAGAATAAATTAATGCACGCAATACATTTAATGAAACTCCTGATTCAAAAACAGATCCGATTTCTTGAAGTGAAATGCCCATTTGTTCGGTAAATTCCGCCCAAAAGTTCATTGAAAAATGTAATGTTTTCTTTTTGCCGTTTACGGTTATATCAATATAACCTCTTTTTTTGTTTGTCATTTTTAAAAGATTTTATTATTAGTAAAAAAAAAAGCCACCGCCTTAAATAGACAGCGACTCTTATATGATAATAACTAAATTAATTAGTTAGTTGATTTTGTGATTGCTCCAGTAATTGTAATTGATCCTGAATAAGAAACCGCAGATTCCATTTCCGCAGACATTTCAACACTAGATAAAAACCCTTCAGCCGTATAAATTGCATCGCCTGATTCTGAAGTTCCGAAAATACAAGTTAATTGTGTTCTAGCTAAAAGAAAGTCAGCCATTTCAATTGCGTTTGATGAATCGTCATAAGCAATTAAACCCTCGAATGAAATTTCGCCTCCTTTAACACCTCCGATATATTCAGAAAATCCGTTTGAATCTTTTGTTGTAGCTTCAGGCGTATCCATAGATAATGATAAAGAACAACTTGTTGTGTGTCCTACTGTTGCGCCTTCAACTTGTAAAATTAAGTCTGTACCGTTAAATACTCCTGTTGTAGCCATTTATATAAATTTTTTAATGTTATTTAATTTTTTGTAAATATACAAATATTTATTTATTTAATTTATTCTGCAAACTTGTGTGCGTTATAACTTAATCCTAAAAATGAATGAACACCATCGCCATCAATATCAACATAGTAAGATTTCCAACCATAAGGGTGGTCAATAGTACCATCTTCATCAGCTTCTAAATCTTTCCATAAAACATCAACGTGCCATTT